AGGAAGGAGGTGATTGTTATGTCAAGCTTGCCAATTCCACCAGAGATATATTTTTCTGATTTTGCTTTTGATTTAAAGTGTTATTCTGTAATCAGAAATGGTAAGGTTGATTTTGATACTTTTGATGGTCAAAAAGCTCTCCTAAAGGCTTTTATCATTCAAGAAATCTAAATAAAATCTTCTCGAGAACAAGGCAATCCATTTTAGTACATCTCTAGTTTTTTGAAGCCCTAAGATTTGTACTTTTATATGCATTGCTAAAATATTGTTTTGATAATGTTTTTCTACTATGCCTCTGCAATCTTGGTTATCAGCCAAATTGTTAGAGGCTTTTTCTTCTTCCATGCCCTAGCCTCCCTTCTTCCTCTCTTTCTCCACTTCCGTGCTATAATAAAAGCACAGGAAGGAGGTGATTTTATGAATATCTCTAATCCATTGATTGAAGAAAGCTTATTCGATTCGACAAATAAAGAAGCCGACAAAGAAATTTATGCTAAAGATTGCCATATTCTCCCTATTTGCAAATCTTATGGTCAAGCTTCTTATTGCTGTTTGGCAGGAGCGTTCGTCGGTAAGCGCTGCTCTTACGCCGAAAAGATGCAAATCGTTATCGCAAACGACGCAAATCCAAATGCAACTATCAAATATCCAAAACCTAACGCTGAAGAATTATCTCTCTATATTAAGGGATAATGAATTTCTTCAATCTGCAACGCAGCTTCGTCATCAGAACGTATTCATCGCCTGAAATTGGATTGCCTAATTTTTCCAAATCCTTCAGCGTAGTAATGCTGTTCAGCTTGGCGAATTCTGTTACTGCATTGTAATCTGGCATTCCGTCACTACGCTTCGGAATCGTCAATGCTTTTCTGCCCTGCGCCGCAGGGCTTTTTTCTTTCTCCATCTTCCTCCGCCTTCTTCCCTACCGCCAGCGCCGCGCTGGCGGTTTTTGTCTAGTATACTAGACATCTATTGCATTAAAAAAGCAGATACGGAACAATTAAGAGCATTAGCAAGAGCTTCTAAAGTGCTAATTTTCACCTCCATCTCTTCGCCACTTTCCAATTTAATGATAGTAGCACGCGAAATATTAGCTTTTTTAGCCAATTCATCCTGTGTCATACAGTTTTCTTGTCTAATCTTACGAATATTATAAAGCATTCTTTTTCCTCCTTTCTATCTCCGTTGTGTCTAGTATACTAGATTTATTTCTTAATGTCAACTGTATTTGACATTTTTCTTTGCTTAATGTATAATCTAGTTGACATTATAAGGAGGCTTCCATCATGACTATCGGAGAATACGTAAAACAATATAGAAAAAGTCAGGGTTTATCAATGCAAGCTTTTGGCGAAAAATGCAATTTAAGTCGAGCATATATTTCCATTCTAGAAAAAGGGATTAATCCCACAACAGGTAAAGCATTCGCGCCAACAATAGAAACTTTAAACAAAATAGCTGAAGTTACTGGCGTTACAATCGATACTTTATTGCCAATGCTCGACAGTAATCAGCTAGTAACAGTAAATGCACCTTCCCCCTCTCTCTCCCTCACCCAGCAGGAAGAAACACACATAAAAAAATACCGCCAGCTGGATGCTGACGGCAGAGAGCGTGTTGATTATGTTTTAGATATGGAACATAAGCTTGCTAACGAGCGTGCTGAAAAAGAAGAGCAGCGTTTAGGATAATAAGAAAGGATGATTGTTATGACAAATATTAAAAGTACAATTAATGCTAACGGCGTTGAAATCCGTATAACAAGCTCTAAAGAGGCTGATTATATCTCACTAACCGATATTGCTAAAAAACGCAATCCCGAATTTCCTGCTGATGTTGTTAAAAATTGGTTACGTTCTAGAAGTACTATTGAATTTTTAGGATTATGGGAAAAGATTAATAACCCAAATTTTAAACTGGTCGAATTCGACCAGTTTAAAAATCAAGCAGGTGAAAACAGCTTTGTACTCACCCCTCAAAAATGGATAAATTCAACCAACGCCATCGGCATAACCTCTAAATCTGGGCGCTACGGCGGTACCTATGCTCATTCTGATATAGCCTTTGAATTTGCGTCCTGGATTTCTCCAGAATTTAAGCTGTATATCATCAAAGATTACCAACGTTTAAAGGCTGACGAAAGTCATGCCAAAGAATTAGACTGGAGCGTAAAGCGTGAAATTGCTAAGTCTAATTACAGGCTGCACACAGACGCTATCAAAGAAAACATGCTGCCAAATCTGACGCCACAGCAGACAAGCTACACCTATGCTTCTGAAGCTGATATGATAAATGTTGCCCTTTTCGGCATGACTGCCCGCCAATGGCGAGCAGCTAACCCAGATGCAGCCGGAAACATCAGGGATGCAGCAAGCATCGAGCAGCTCATCGTACTTTCCAACCTCGAAGGCTTGAATGCTGAATATATTCGTGAAGGCCTTGCGCAGCCTGAACGCCTGCTGAGGCTTAACCGTATAGCTAAATTTCAATTAAACGCCTTTTCCGAAAAACCACTGAAAAGCATAGAGACATTAAAGAAGCTTCAAAAATAAAAATACCGCCAGCTGGATGCTGACGGCAAGGAAGAAATTGACGATTTGATTGATGTTAAGCTGGCCAAGCTCCAGCGCAAAGAAGACGTGGAAAATTTAGGATAATATAGGAATTGACAAAAATTTACTAATAGGTTACAATAAGACTACTAGATACACCGGTATCGCTTGCGACCGGTTGAAGGCCATCGTCTTATTGTAAGGCGATGGCCTTCTTTAGTTTGTGCAGAAAGAAGTGTTTAGATGGGTATACCAATTATATTTGACAAACCGTTTAAAACGTATAAGGCTGACGGCGGGTAGACATAAGATTGTTCTGCAGAAAAATAAAATCCATATTCTAGCTGATAAACCGAAAGGAGGAATAAAATTTATGCCACAAAAAAAATTACTACCATCTAGTGAACTAATTCAACACATGAAGGATAAAGGTATTCATTTTAATATTTGCAGCGAACCAAAAGCTCAGCATTTTCTAGAGGAGCACAACTACTATTTTAAATTGGCATCATATAGAAAGAATTATGATAAAATCCCATGTGGAGAGAATGCAGGTAAATATATTGATTTAGATTTTGCATATCTCCAAGAGCTTTCTACAATAGATATGTATCTTAGATATTTAATCTTGGAATTATGCTTAGATATTGAGCATTCTCTAAAAGTATCTTTATTGAACGATATAGAAAGCAACAATAATGAAGACGGCTACAATATTGTTAAGATTTTCAATCAGCAAAATAATAGTATTGCTAAAGTAAAGCAGTACGTCAAAAACAGTTATGCTAAAGAAATTATAAACAAATACAGCAATAACTGTCCTATATGGGTATTTTGTGAGATTATTTCATTCGGAGATTTATGCAAATTATGTAATTTCTATAATCATTTTTACCCCAACAGACTACCTTATAAACCAACCCTCCTATATCCAGTACGCGATATTCGTAACGGATGCGCTCACAGCAACTGCCTGATATGTAATCTTCGTGCTCAAAACGTAGCTCCTAATAACGAAATTACTAACTGGATTTCTACTTTCTCTTCCTTCAGCAAAACTAAACGTTTAAAAATGCTGCGTAACAAAAGTATTCATGACCTGGTAACGCTTTTATACATGTATAATGCTATTGTCAAAAGTGAGTATTTAAGAAAAATACAGCTAAAAAAATTTTCTCGCCTTATAAACAGAAGATTACTAAAGCACCGCAACTACTTTATTAATAATCCAGCAGTTACAAATGCCTATATTTTTATTAGAGAAGCTCTAGCTGAATTATTAAAAAATGATTGACATATATTGGAAAATCTGGTATTATAGATACACGAGTAAAGACATTAGTCTTTGTAATGGCGTGTATCTTCGGATGCACGCCTGAGTTTTTTATAGGCATTATAGTGCATCAACACTATGATGCCTTTTTTATTGCAAAAAAAAGAAAAGCCTGTAGGTTATACCATGACAGGCTTTCTTCGTAACTAGCTAGCCAAGCTAATTACTTTGTGGCGAAAGGCTAAGCCTTTTTCTTACGAGGTCCGGTAACAGGAAAGGCTTTTAAACCATAATCCTTAGCGTAATGTTTCACACCGTTTTTATCGGTAAAATAAGAAATAAATCTTACGTTTCCTCGTTTTTTGCTAGTAATATTATTGTTCACGTCTCCCACCTCCCTTCTTTGTAGATAAGGGACGTTCGAAACGCCACGCATATATTATACCAAACTGTGTATAACATAGCAAACTTCTTAATCCAAAGAGAAAAAGACACCTACGCGAACGCAGATGTCCTTTTCCATAACTAGAACACATCTACAAGGTTGGCTAGACACTTGGTGAGAGACGTGAACTATTACTAGCATATATATAATATACCATTTTTCCTTTTTTAGCAATCAGAAACTTATTTTTGTCTATTTATCAAGTCTTTCTCAATCGCGATTTTCTCAATGCATAAATCATTACCAAGATATCTAAAACATAATATTATGTAAAGGAATTGATAAAAAACTTAGTAAAAACTCCCCTATAACAGGGGCGAATCTGTGAAAATATTAGTTTGCTGTAACAAAGCGTTTAGATAATGCTTCTTGTAATATTTTGGATAAGCTCAAGCCTTCTTCAGCGGCCTGTTCATCCATCCAGCGCGGAAGGCTAATCGTGCGTTTTACTGCACGGTTATCCTTGATATCTGCTCGAATAAAATTGACAAATTCGTTATTTTCTAATTCAATATCATGTAAATTGCTGGGCACAGGGATTTCTTCCTTACTGTCCTTCAAATATTCAATCCACTGCGTGAGCGCAGCTTCGGCCATCTTCATGGCGTCACCCAAAGATTTGCCCTCGCTGATGCAGCCAGGTAAATCAGGGAAAATAATAGTATACGTACCATCCTCGTTTGCATGGAACACAGCAGGATAAACGTATTCTTGTGCTGTTTGCCTCCCTTTCATGTTATCGGCTTCCTCCTTTTATTGTTAAATGCTATTGAATTTATGATTGCGATTATAGTAAGAAGCCCGCAAAGCGGGTGGAGTAAAATTCAGCTTTATTTTACTCCTGCAGCTTTGAGGATTGCTTTCGCTGTCAGCTCGTTCAGTTCCCGGTGCCTTGGAACCTGAACGGAGCGGCTGCCTGGTTTTTTGTAGATGGAATGGTCTCCATCATCACGTTCAAGCTTAAAGCCTGCTTGCGACAGCAATTTTACTAAATCGCGACGTTTCATTAAATCACCTCGATTCCATTTTTAAATTTCCTATATCTATATTATAGTACGTAATTTACGTAATGTAAAGCAAAAAGTAAGTAATTTACGTATTTTGCTGCTTCAAGGAAAGTAAAATTTTACTTATTTGCTACACTGCACCTGTTTTTAGCAAAAGGAGCTGATTTTTATGGCTAAAACAAAAAAATCTAATGGCGAAGGAACCATCAGCTACGAAAGCGACCGCAAAATGTACCGGGCAAGACTAATCGCCCCGGACGGAAAGCGCATCTCTAAACGCTTCCCCACAAAAAAAGAAGCAATGGAATGGATTTCTGTTATCCAGGCAGATATCTGCAAGAACGTCTATGTAGCGCCCAACAGCCTGCG